CCTGACAAGGAGAGCTACGTGAACAAGCGCGTTAGCTTCGCAAGGCCTGCCCGCACTAAAGCTAGTGAGGCTACCGCGGTTGCCACCAAAGGCTCTGGGGTGGGAGGTAGGGGGGTGGCCCCCCTAAAGGGGGTCAACCACCCCCCTAACACCATCCCGCCTCAGCCCGACACAAAAAATGAAATGAATGAAGAGGAGCGGCTCACGTGGCTCCTCGGCGGAATTGAGATGCTCTCCGCAGCTGGCCGCAAGAAACTCCTCGCCCACTTGGCTTTGGAGGCCCAAAAGCTGACGGGGAAGGCAGACCGTGACCTCGACCTGTGGGCTACAAGCGTTTATGAGGCCTACACAAGAGCTTTCGGGGGCAGCGGTGAGGCAGGGCAAGGCCCCCTCGTCTTCAAGCGCGTACTAAGTCCCTCTAACAACTGGGCCCCTGTAGCCGACTTCATGGCCTCCAGTGGCCTTGCCGCCGCGACCGTGGTGAAGCGCCAAGCCGTGTATCGAATGCTCGCCCATCTCGTTGTGGCCAGGGCCAAGCAAGTGGCGGCACACACGCGGGCTCCCGTGTCGCCGAAGTTCGTGGCGAACGTCGCCCATGACGTGCGCGCCATCTTCGATGCCGAGTTCCCTGGATACCTCGCCGCAGGCCTCGCCCACCGCGTGGCGGCCCAGCTGGGCAAGGCTTCGCCGAACGGCACCTCTATATAAGAGGCCTGGGGCCCATTGCAGGCCCCAGGGACGTCGCTGAAAATATTTTTAATTTTTGGCGACAAACCCGTTGCATGGGTCTTTATAAAGTCTTTAGAATCGACACATGGGTTCAGCGCTTCGACGAAGCCGCCCAACTGGAGATTCAAGATGACCACCGCAACTCTCAAGCAAGTCAAGGCCGCCGATCTGAAGGTTGGCGACGTTTTCAGCTCAGGCGGCAAGATCACAAGCGTTAGCCGCTACACGGAAGAGGGCTACGGCGTCGAATACGTGCGCACTACGGATGATGGCATGCGGACCTGCATGGGCGCCCACTTCCCCGTGGAGTGCAACGTTTGGATCTGCGCCTGAGAGCCTCGACCATAGCCCTCGCGCTGAGGGCCTTGGCCGGTATTCTCCGGGCCTTCCTTTCTCAATCACCAAGGAGCTTTCTATGACCTCGACCCCCGCCGCCTTCGCCCAAGCTGCTGAAGCCACCTCCGCCCCTGCTGCCCGCAAGGAAGCCGCTGGCATCGTGAAGCGCTCTTCGGCCTTCTACGCCGACCCCCGCACCATCACGCCCAAGCTGAAGGCCGACGGCGCACGCCTGAACAAGCGCTTCGACTTCGGCGACCTCGAAGAACTCGCGGCGAGCATCAAGGCCAATGGCTTGCTCATGCCCCTGCGCGTGAAGCGCATTGCCCCCACGGTCATCGACGATGGCAAGGGCCCTGAGGGCGCCCAGGTCAAGAACTTCGAGCTGATCGATGGTGAGCGCCGCCTCACGGCCATCATGAGCATCCTCAAGAAGGATCCTTTGGCCTTCGCCGAAGGCGTGCTCGTCGTCATCGTGGACAAGGATCAGGATGACGTGACGAGCCTCATCCAGATGTACGTGGCGAACGGTGCCAAGAACTTCACGCCCATTGAAGAAGCGCATGCCTTCAAGGACATGAAGGATTCGGGCATGACGATTAAGCAGATCTGCGCGGCCACGGGCAAGGCGCACATGCACGTCACGGAGATCATGGCCCTTCTCGACGGCGATGAGAGCCTCGTGAAGGCGGCTACCGATGGCACGATCGGGAAGACGATGGCAAAGACCATTGCCCGCTTCGGCAAGGACAAGAAAGTCCAGGCTGAGCTGACGAAGGCTGCCGTGGAGGCGGGCAAGGACAAGGGCAAGCTGAACAAGGTGAAGGCTGCCATTCAAGACGCCCGCGCCAAGAAAGCCGAGAAGAAGGGCCGCGTGCTGAAGATCCGCGCTCTCAGCGATGCCGAGCTGAGCGAGATGGGCAAGAAGCTCGCCGAAGGCATGGCCGAGAAGCTCAAGGACGCGGGCAAGCCGCTCGAGTTCGATATGGCGGCCTGGATCGCCAAGGACGAGGCCCTTGCCCTCGCCGCGAGCTTCGGCGCCCTGCAGGCCCTGAAGGCTGCGGCGGGCATGAAGGCCATCAGCCTGGACTTCTGACATGGGCGCTCAGAAAAAGCCTGGGCCCTTTGATGGGCACAAGGCTGCGATACGGGAGCGTGGGATGAAGGTCACGCCCTATCGGCTGGGGATGCGGGTCGGCGAGGCGAACGACGACCTGCCTCTTCCCTACACCACCCCGCGCAGCGTGGCTGCCTACAGGGAGGGGGTCAGATACGGTGAGATGCGCAGGAAAGTTGCTGAAGGCGCTGCGCGCTTGCTCAAGGCTCAGGAGGCCGCCAATGGAGCCTAATGTCGCTGAGGTGCTGCGCGCCGACTTCGAGCGCCTGGCTAACAAGAATGCCGCTTGCGGGCTGAAGCGCTCGCGTAAGGGAACCTACGTTAACCCACAGATTGCCAGGGACTGGAAGTGGTTCCAGCTCGGCGCCATTGCACAATCCTTGAAAGAAACATCATGAACTTCCATTACTTCCACACGGCGCGCGGCGCCATTGCCATCCGTAGCCACGCCCCCAGCCAAGAGCACCCAGGCCTCATTCGGGCCTGCCTGTGGCGCCTGCTGATCCTGGGCCTTGGCGCCCTGCTCGTTTCTTTGGTGCCGCCTGCCAAGGCGCAGCCCATCACCTATGACAAGGATCTGGCCGGGGATCGCCTTCTGCTGGTGCAGCACATCCAGCGCACGAGTAAGTGCATGCATACGGCAGCCGTGGCAGGCCTGCGGGAGGGCATGAAGCGCCGCGAGCATCTGGAGAGCTTCACCGCCTCTGTGTGCGGCCTTCCCATCCGCAACTTCCTCATTAGCCGCGTGGGCATGGATGTCAAGGATGCTGAGCGCAGCGTCAACGCAATGGCAGCCGATGCCGTGAAGGACGTACTGAGCTGGGGACGCTAGACATGCCACGGCCACCTGGGCCCGCTTCGGCGGGTTTTTTCATGTCCGCAAATTCTTTTTAATTTTTGGCGACAAACCCGTTGCATGGGTCTTTATAAAGTCTTTAGAATCGACACATGGACGCAGCCCGCACAACTCCCCAGCTCATCGAAGACATCAGGGCCTTCGAGGAAGAGGGCCTGCGCATGGCGCCCATCTTGCGCTCTGTGGCTGGGCTCACCTGGGGCACAGCGACGGCACGTGCTGACTTCATCGCCGCTGCCGTGGCATGCGGTTACAAGGAGGCCACAGCCGGCGTTTGCTGGGCGGCAGGCCGAAAGTTCATGCAAGCCCTAGAGAAAGAATGACCCAACTCTCTTAGCGCTGCGCGCAGCGCTAGTGGAGCAACGTCGCTCATGCCCTTCAACACCTAAGGAGCTTAAAGAATGGCACACGAACTTACCTTGAGAGCAAATGGCCGCGCCGAAATGGCGTTCGTCGGTGAAACTCCGTGGCACAAGCTGGGACAGCGCGTCACCAAGGGCGCAAGCCTCGGTATCTGGGCCAAGGAGGCGGGCATGGATTGGAGCGCTGTCCAGGGCACCCCAAGCATGGTCCACCCAGGCATCGGCGCTGGGGCCACCGTTTTCGAGGACTACAAGGGCCTCATCCGCAGCGACACGCAGGAGCCCCTCGCTATCGTGGGCGCTAACTACCAGATCGTGCAGCCCGCCGACGTCCTCGAGTTCTTCCGCGACATGACGGAGAGCGGTGGCTGGCACATCCACACGGCGGGCACGCTCCGCGGTGGCCGCAAGCTCTGGGCCATGGCAAGCAATGGCGAAGGTCAGATCGTGGGCAGCAAGAAGGGCGGCGACGAGGTGATGCAGAACCTCCTGCTTGCTACGAGCATGGACGGCTCCATGAAGACGACGGCCATGCTGACCGCAGTTCGCGTCGTCTGTGCCAACACCCTGGCCATCGCGCTCAACGATGCTAACGCCAAGAGCGTGCGCATCAGCCACCGCCAGGTTTTCGACGCCGATGCCGTGCGCCGCACGTTGGGCGTGAGCGTGGACAGCTTCAAGCTCTTCATGGCGAAGGCTAACGAGATGGCTGAGACTCCCATCAAGCTCGACGAAGCCCGGGATGTCCTGGCGCGCATCCTCGATCCTCAGCGCGAAGCCAAGAAGGCCGAGATCAGCAGCCTCGCCTGGATGGGCAGCCTGGCTAATCTGAGCAAGGAAATGGAAGCCGACGACTCGCGCGTGGTGACCGGCGTGTTGGATCTCTTCCAGGGCGCGGGCATGGGCTCCGAGATGCGCACGGCCAAGGGCACGCGCTGGGGCCTCCTCAATGCCGTGACGCAGTACGTCGACCACGCCATGGGCCGCACGGACGACACACGCCTGGATAGCGCCTTCTTCGGGCGTGGCGCCAACTTCAAACAGCAGGCCATGAAGCTGCTGAGCGCCGCCGAGGTCTGATCGGTATATATCCGTGGGGCCTCCATCCGGGGCCCCCCTATCTCAAGGAGAACTAAGTTGCTGAAGATCACGATCGCCGGGCCGCCCAGCTCAGGCAAGAGCTGGGCGGCATCGCTTGCCAAAGCCGTCATGACCGAGATCATGGGGGCCACCGTCACCATGAGCGGTGAGGGCATGACCGAACACGCCATAGCTCAGCGCACCTTCCAGCTCATGGCAGGAGCCATCCGTCAACCCTTGCGTGGCCAGGAAGTCCACATCGAGCAGATCCGCACGCGGAGAACAGACGGCGAGCGCGCCGAAGCCATCAAGGCGACCGGACCCAGTCTGGAAATGCAGCTCCTCTCCATGGCTGACAAGCTGGTGGAGTTGGAGCACTATCTCCCGGAAGGCCCTCGGCGTGATGCCTTCGCGGGCGCTTACAAGTCCATCAGTGAAGCAATAGACCACATCCAGAAAGCAAAGACGCTATGAACAAAGACCCAAGCCTCCACTTCGCTCACCAGAGCACGAAGACCTACGGGCATAACGTGGGCCTTTCGGCCACGTTCCGCCAGTGGCGAGCCACAAGCCATTGCAACAAGCTGCATGGCTACGCGCTGGCTGTGAAGCTCGTCTTCAAGTCTACGACCCTCGACAGCCGCAACTGGGTGGTCGACTTCGGGGCCCTGAAGCCGATCAAGCAGCGGCTCGAAGACATGTTCGACCACAAGACGCTGGTGGCTCGCGATGATCCCGAGCTGGCCGCGTTCGAGGCGCTCAATGACAAGGGCCTCATCGATCTGCGCATTCTTCCCAAGACGGGGTGCGAAGGCTTCTCTGAGTACATCGGCGTCATGGTGAACGACTGGCTCATGGTGAGCTATCTCGCGGGCCTGCGCCAGGCTCAGATCGTGCCCCCCGAGTATCTGCACTGCGCAGAAGTCGAGGTTAGCGAACACGGCGCGAACAGCGCCTCATGGTTTTACTAAGGAGATCCACATGGCAAAGCTCGCACTCTGCATCAACACAGCTGATGCTCCACTCGCCTATCAGACGTCCAAGGCTACGGCAGTCTTCGACCATGGTCCTGACTTCTGGCGCACTCCTACGCGACTTATTGACCGCGCCATTTGCGAGAAGGACGAGAGCACGCTCCAGCTCATCCCCTACATCATGCTCATCGACAATGGCTCGTGGAGCCTGAAGAGCGGCCCGACCCGCGTCTTTGTCTACCACCGCGGCGAAGGTGGCGAAGAGAACCGTCTGCATGGGGCCCTGAGCATTGGCCTCGGCGGCCACATCGACGGCGAGGTTCCTCATGCCATGACTCTGCAGGACTGGTGCGCCGCTGAGGCCGTGCGTGAGCTGATGGAAGAGGTCGGCCTTCAAGGCCACCATTCGGAGATCATCTTCGCCAATGCTCTCGTTTGCGATCCCACCACGGAAGTCAGCCGCGTGCACGCGGGGATCCTCGGCGCCGTGATCGCCGATCCGAGACGCCTGGGCAAGCATGAAGCCGCAGTGGTGGAGCACGGGCAGTGGCTCACCTTGGAAGCTTTGGCGGAGCCCCACATCTTCGTGAGACTGGAGCCATGGAGCCAGGCCGCAGTGCGCTATCTCGTGTCTGGTCGTGGTGGGCTCGGGCTGTGACGGATCAGCCGCTCTTCGACGACACGCGCAAGGCTCTTGTGTTCGCCCTCAATGCTGCCGACGTTCAGATGCCCAAGCCGAGCATGACGACGGCCATGGTTGAGGGCATCAAGAAGAAGGTGCCGAAGGGCGCTAAGGCCAAGGCAGCCTACTTCGCTAAGGGCGCGGAGGCCCGTGACGCTGAGCGGGATCGCCTCGTGCGGGAAGCCTTCAGGCGCAAGCCTGAAAAGCTCAACACGCAGGAGAGGGCCGCTCAGGCGGGTTTTATCCTCTTGGAGTTCCAGAAGCTCGATCAAGTCCATCAAATCGTGCTCACGGGCCTCCTGACGCGTTCGCACAGCCCTTGCACGTGCCGCAGGCCTTGCTGCTCGGGCTGGGCCCGCAATCTGCGCTGGGACAAGGCTGTGGCCGATGCTTGCTTCATGCTGAAGGAGACCGGGGAAGTCTTGCGCCAGCCTGGCAAGCGCGGCCTCAGCACGCAGCCGCATCTGCGCAAAGCCGTGGTGGAGGAATTCTTCACCAAGCGCGCCACCACGCTGGTCTACCTGGCCAGCGTGGCCCACTGCAGCCAGATGACGGCGGCCAAGCACAGGACGTGGATCGTCGAGTATCTGGAGCAGACCGAAACGGAGGCGTGGCACCAGATCGCTGCCCTCCTCGACCAAGCTGGGATCACCGGCGCATTCACTGACTAGGAGAAGAACATGGTCACCACCGTTGAAACCCTGCGGCGCGAACTCATGGCCCTCATGGAGCAACGCAAGAGCTATCGCGTGCTCCATCAGCGCGTGCCCAAGGATCTGGAACGACGCATTGCAGAGATTGAGTCCCAGCTGACGCCTAATCCTGCGGCGCTCATTCGCGCTCGCCGTGCCAGCCTGATTCAACGCCCCACGTTCCCCAGGGTTCTGTGGGAGCAGCGCTACGTCATCGGGGCCCTCACGTTCCTTGCGGCCACGGCTATCGTCTTTGTCTACTACTGAAGGATCGACATGAACACCGGAACCATCGTTGGCCTTGCGGCAATCATCCTCCTCATCATCGGCGCCATCGGCTACACGGCGTGGTGCCACAGGCCGAAGCCCGTGAAGACTCTGACGTTGGAGGAAGAGATCCAAATGGCCCGAGCTGAGGCCATTCGCTTGCGCATCAGCTACGAAGGCGAAGCCGAATACGCGGAGGCCATGGCTTCCTACCAGAACCGACGCGCCGCTCGTTTGGACAAGGAGCTGGAGCAGCTCCTCAAGCACAGGGAAGAAGAGATGGTGGTGAAGGCGGCTTCAGAGGCCGCCACCCTGTCCGATGCCATGCTTCGGAATGTTCGCGACATGGTGGGGACGCAGCTGTGAGCCACTTTATCACCGACGAGATGGTGGAAGTCGCCACCATGGTCCTTCTTGGCAAGGCCAAGGATCCAGTCCCAGGCGTGGACTGGTGGGCTTCCAGGCAGTGGAGGGTCAACAAGGTCCGCGAAAAGATGCGCAAGGCCTTGGAGGCCGTCTACGAAGCTTCCAAGCCGGCCAACCCTGCGCCCTCCGCGAACTGCGCTGGAGACGCTGGAGAGTGCGCCTTCAACGGCGCATGCATGTACGCCTGCGGCTCCACCCTCCCAGCACCAGCACCTGAGGCAGTAGCAGGCGCTATCGATGCGCGGAGGCAGGAGGCGCGCAGCTCGCAAATCATCACGCTGTGCGGTTCCGCGCGCTTCGAGCGGCTGTTCAAGGCGTGGAACGAGGCATTGACGATGGCCGGCCACACCGTTTTCTCTCTGACTGCGTACCCAAGCGACAAGGCTGGCGTGAAGCAGTGGTACACGGAAGAGCAGAAGACGGCACTCGACGCAGCGCATTTCCGCAAGATCGAAGCCAGTGATGCGATCTTCGTTCTCAATCTGCACGCCTACATTGGCGAATCCACGCTGCGAGAAATTGAGTACGCCAGAAAGTTGGGGAAGGCAGTCTACTTCTTGGAAAGCTGGGGCAAGGGGCACGGCATCGGCGGCTCGCACACCGATGGAGCGCAACGCGCAGCAGAAGCAGATGAGCTGGCGCTCCCCACTGCTTCGCCTATCGACACCACCACGCGCAGCGGGTCGAAAGACCCTTGGGCAAGCCGATTGCTTGGCCCGGCAGGCCCACTGCGCTCCGCCATCGTGGACTTGACCAAGAGCGCAGCCCTCGCTGTGCAGGCAGAGACTGGGGAGGGCTAGTGGCTTTTTGTGGGCAAAACGCAAAAGTTTGTTGGCTTGGTGAAAACAAGCTAATATGCGCAGCAATTTGCTAGTGGTGGAAGTTCCGCCACCGCAACGGGAAGCCCGCCACAAGCGGGCTTTTTCATTGGAGAAATCGCGTGGTGGCTGGGCGCCATCGAGAGGCATGGAGGACGCAGGGCAGGGCCGCCGCCAGTCTCCCGGAGCCCCGCCACAAGGCGCAAGTCAGGGCCCTTTCAACGTTGGGAAGGGTTGCCCCTCCTCGCATTTCTGCCCAGCTCCCCGGAGGCCACAGCCGGAGCCTCCGGGGATCCTTTTTAGCGGCGTATAGATTGGCATGCCGAGCTGCACGGCGCCCCCGCGGTGGGGGCCTCTCATGCGGTGACCACCTGGAGGCTATATGTAGCGCAATTGCTCCGAGATGCTTGAGTGGAGAAGCCCGCGTCGGACCGGGCTTCTTTCTAAGCCATCACAGGAGAGTCTTCGGAGAGTAGGTAGCGGTGAACCCGGCTCCCTAATAATGGCAACGAGGCCTAAGAAACCTTCACTGCCGCTTGCCGAAGGCGCTCCTGTGATGGTTGAGTCCCTACTCGGGGTCCAACGGGTTGGCGCCGTTGGTTGCTCTGAAGAGAAAGCCCTTTCCATGTCTCCCCCACTGCCCCATGTGAGCCGCCGCAGTGGACTTGACCATCTCCCTTTTCTGTGCCTTGAGGCTTGGGCGGGTTGCCACCCACAAACCCCTTCGTTGCACCACTAGGCTTGACCTAGCAGGCTTCGTTATGCGATATGAGTGGCCCCAGCAGCTTCACGGCATGGCTGGATCAGCTCAAGGCACAGAAAAGGGAATAGATATGAAGAAGCCCATGCCATGGAGTGAGGCAAGCCTCACCAAAGCTCTCGTCCGCCAGTTCTTTCAGAACTCAGTCCTGGCTGTGCCCTGCTGCGGCTGGACAGGCCACGAGGCCGACCTCCTCGTCGTCAGCAAGGATTGCCGTCTGATAGACGTGGAGATGAAGATAAGCCGCAGCGACTTCAAGGCTGATGCCAAGAAGGACAAGTGGTGGCGAGAGCGGCCTTGGTCCCGCAGCCGCAGGCCTAGTGAGCCTAGCCCCAGGGAATGGCCGCCCAAGATCTGGAAGCACTACTACCTGATCCCAACAGAGGTCTGGACACCTGAGCTGGCGGCTTTCGTTCCAGCGGCCTCGGGCATTCTCTTGGCCTCCGGGAGTCCAGGCCGAGCCAGCATTGCGTCATGGCGCCGCTCAAAGCCGAACAGGGATGCGGAGAAGCTCTTGCCGCATGAAGTCATTGACATTGCGCGCCTCGCAGGGTTACGGCTCTGGGACGCCCTTGAGCGTATAGATAGGCTCCAACCACTGCAAGGAAACGAACATGCGTAGAGTGCGACCGCGGGTCATTCGCAAGCAGCCCAGACGGCACATCGTCCGAGCCTTTAGGAGACCATGGTGAGCTTCTTCACCATGAGCCTGGCGCAACGCGAGGCCGCGCAAATCAAGTGGCAGGCCGAGAACAACGCCCTGCTGCAGATGAGTTGCTTCACGCGCCTCATGGCCGTCATTCACAATGAGATGACATCGGCGCTCCACCAGCAGCTCCGCCTCAAAGCCGATGCCGAGGGCCTGAGGAGCGTGAATGAAGCGCTCTCCAGGGCGCTTGAGGCGTGGCGGCAGGCTGAACCCAGCTTGCTCCACACGACAAGCGACGAGTTCAGCATCGAAGCCTTCCTTAGCTCCGATGACGTCACCAAGCTGGAAGTCACGCTCAACGAACCACTGCTTGCCTTGAACAAGGGCGAGCACAACGCGCAGATGCTGGCACCAACGAGCCCATTCTTCGTGGGCGAGGCCATGCGGCAGAAGATGAGCCCGATGACCTTGTGGAAGCAACGTCACGGCGATGCAAGGTTCTAGAGAGCCTCAGCTTAGTAGCCCCACCCGGGCTACTAGTCGGATGCCCTCCCAGGAGAAAGAAATGAGCTTACACATCGATGGCGTGGATCTTCGCAATGAGCGCGGCGAAAAGGTGGGCTGCGTTGTCGTGGGCCCCATTCGCAATGGCCCACACGGATCTCTTGTCGTTGATCTGAAGCTCGACGTGCTCCCAGAAATGGAGATCACGTCACTGCCCAAGGAGATCTCTGTGGGCTGCCATCTGCAGCGCGCTTTCACGGCTGAAGAGATCCTCTACAACGACGTGGATCTGCGTGCTCTGCGGAATGAACGCCTTGCACGTGGCAGGATGGCGGAGAACGTGGCGCGCACTGTGTTGGCTCTCGTCGACATGGGCTACGAGCCACGACAGATTGATTGGCTCATGGGAGGCTGCCATGCCTGAAGAATCCAAGCTGGTCATCCAGGGCACACCAGCCTATCTCCTCGAACTCACGCAGCAGATCGTGGATGATCCCCACATGAGAGTGAGCATTGGAAGAACGGTGAAGCACTATCTGGTGAGTGGCTACGTGCTGGAGCGGGAGAAGCCTGGAGTGCTGATCATCAGTGCACGTGAAATGCAGCCAACGAATAAGGGAAGAAGCCTGTAGCCAGGCCTTAGAGGCAAGTGAGGCGAAGCGGGGCACCCATCCTCCGGCGATGGATCTGTCAGCGCGCTACTCCAGCTTGAGCCATGACTTAGCCGCATGGCCTTCCCACCATTCACGAGAGGCGCAAGGCAACCAACCCTTGCCCACGTGTGCCCACAAGCTCTGTGGGCGATAGGCCCCTATGTGGGCAATGAGCCGCGATGGCCTATAGCTAAGAAGCGCCTGGCCTTCTCTTCGCGTAAGCAAGGGATAAGCACAAGAGCATGTGCAGATGAACGTCATACGTCGATGCCTCACGAGCTGGATAACGTAACCAGCACTAACAGAGGAGCAGCTCGGCTCCTTGAATGCCCCAGCTGACATATGCGCGGCACCACGCTAGACCCTGCGTTCGCGAATGCCGTAAGCCCTGGAATTTGGCGACAGCCATGGGAACCTAGGCAGGCAACGAGACAGAGGGGCTGAGAGGCCCTTCCCAGATAAGCCACCAGAGGATATGCATCAGCGGGAGCCATGAGGCTTTCTCTTGCACGGGTGCACTCACCCTCTTGGGCATGACAGGCGAAGCAGCCTCTGGTGGCCCCCACTATTCACATAGCCTACGTAAGACCTAACGAGCCTTACGTAGGCTTTCGTGCGTCAGCGCCTCAACGTGGGCATAGGAGATAAATACCGTGGAAACACCAAAGCCAAAGAACAAGGGTGGCAGGCCTGTAGGCAGCATGAACAAGCTGGCAGCCCAGGCTATCGAGCAAGCCAAGCTGCAGGGCTTGCTGCCACACGAGCTGCTTCTCCAGGTAGCACGTGGAGAGCCCATGCATAGAGTCGTGGTGAAGCGTGGCCTTGTCATCGAAGAGCCAGAGCCCTACGACTTCCAGACCCGCGTGGATGCCATGAAGGCGGCAGCGCCCTACTACGCGCCAAAGATCAGTACTGTTGAAGTGATTAGTGGAGTGCCCGATGACGAACTTGACGCAATCATTGCGCGCGCTGCCGCCGAAGCAGGCTTTGATCTTGGCGCTCACGGAGAAGGCGAGGAGGGAGAAGATCAAAGCGAGTCGCCTCGCCGCCACAGAGAGGATTAGCGACCACGGGGACTTGCGCCCCGAGTTCAAGAACAGCCCGAGCCTTGTCCTCGACAAGAACCACCCGCTAAGCGACCTCTACTACAAGAAGGCACGCAACAAAGTCTACTGGGGTGGACGTGGCTCCGCTAAGTCCTGGGCATTCGCTGAGGCCCTCGTCCGGCTAGCCAGCCAGATCCCGCTACGTATTCTGTGCACTCGCGAGTTCCAGATCAGCATCAAGGACAGCTCACATAAGCTGCTCAAGGACACGATCACTCGCCTGGGCATGGATAGCTGGTTCGTTGTCACGGCGAACAGCATCCACTCGCGCATCGGCTCGGAGTTCATCTTCAAGGGCCTACATGGCGCCGAGAATGGCATACGTTCCATGGAAGGCGTGGACATCGTGTGGGTGGAGGAAGCCCAGACCGTGACGGCCAATAGCTGGCAGAGCCTGACCCCCACCATGCGTAAGGAGGGCTCCGAGGTCTGGGTGAGCTTCAACTTGATCGACGAGAACGACGCCACATACCAACGCTTCGTGAAGGCGCCGCCCACGGATCCGCGCGAGACGCTCTGTGAGCCCAAGCGGCCCAATAGCATCGTGCACAAGGTCAACTACGACCGCAATCCCTTCTTCACGTCGGTCTTGCGGGAGGAAATGGAAGCAGATCGGGAAGCCGACTTCCACCTCTACGAGCACATCTGGCTTGGCATGCCCAAGAAGATCTCCTCGGCTATCGTGCTCAACCAGAAGTACGTCACCATGGAGTTCGACGACGAGCTGTGGAAGCAAGCACCGCGGCTGCTCTTCGGCGCCGACTTCGGCTACAGTCAGGATCCCTCGACGCTCAGCCGCATGTTCATCCTCCCCGCCAACGTTAGGGAGGCGGGGGCACGTGGAGACGACCTCTACATCAGCCACGAGGCCTATGGCTCGCACGTAGAGACCGACGAGTACGACGAGTTCTATGGCAGCGTGCCCGATAGCAAGGACTGGCACATCAAGGCTGACGGCGCTCGCCCCGAGACCATTAGCGCAATCCGGCGCAAGGGCTATGCCATGAGCGCAGCCGAGAAGTGGGAGGGCAGCGTCAAGGACGGCATCCAGACCTTGCGTAGCTTCAACAAGATAGTGATCCACACGCGCTGCGTGCAGCATGCCCGCGAGGCCTTCCTGTGGCGCTGGAAGGTGGACCCCAAGCAGGTCGACGAGAAGGGACAACCCCTCGTGCTGCCTATCCTCGTGCAGAAGCATGACCACACTTGGGATGGCGTGCGCTACGGCCTAGATGGCTACATCCAACGCCAGGGGGCCATGGGCATGTGGGAGCGCCTGGGCCAAGCCAATGCGGGCCTGCCACAGCGCGGCTTAACGACAACCTGAAGGAGAGAACATGATGGCATCGATTCGCAGGCTGCTTGCCTGGCGCTGGAGCTTCCTGCTGTTCCACTGGGAGAACCCGGGCCCGGACCTCGCGCGCTTCACCATGCCTGGACTGCGCTGGGCACGTGCGGGAACGCGCAGCAACTGCAAGCTCTTCGGCAAAACAGTCTACGTGGCCTACGAGGGCCATGCCCTGCTGAACCTCGGCCTGCTGCGCTACATGCGCGTTGGTGCCGTGCAGCAGGCCCGCATCGGGTGCCTCGTTTTCTACGAACGCGTGGGCGATCTCTGGAGCATCCGCCCCTACCTCATCAAGAAAGGAGCCCGAAATGGCAACGAACAAGCAGAAGGCTAAGACTTCCCAAGCTCTCGCCGCAGAAGAGCCGCAGGAAGACGCCCAGATCGAGCAGCAAGCCCCTGAAAGCCAGGCGCAGCCCCATCCCCCCACGGAGCACCGTCGCACGGCTCCTACGGCTCCCAAGGCGGTGAGCGGGAACAGCCCCCAGGTGGTCACGGCCATCCGCGAGCATCTCGCCGCCGCCCTCTACAGCCGGCACCCCGAGGCCGTGGCGGCAGGCATCGAGAAGATCGAAGCCATTGCCACGAACCGCGCGCACCCCAGCGTGGCGGCCTACAAGGCGGAGGCCCTCGACTACCTGCGAGGCAAGCTGTGAGCCGCGCCTACGTCCACTTGCATCAGCTCATGCAGGGCAGGACAACGAAGCGAGGGCTGACGCGCGACATGCTCGCCGCCCAGCTCGAACCCTATGTGCACGGCACGAAGGAAGAGGCCACGCCCCTCTATGCGGCCTACCCTCTTTCCCAGGTGAGCGCAGATGCCCTGGCTGGATGGGCGGCCACCTGGGGCATCCCCCTCGTCATGGATCCGCACGTGACGGTGGCCTACACGCGCAAGCCCATCAAGGCAAGCAGCGTGCCCAAGATGAGCGGAGGCATGATCGTTCACCCAGGCGGTCGAAGCATCGAGCGCTTTGGCGAGGCCATCGTACTGTGCCTGGACTGCCCACAGCTGCACGCCCGGCATGCCGACTACGTGAAGGCAGGGGCGAGCTGGGACTACCCGAGCTACCGCCCTCACATCACGCTGGCCTACGACATGGGCTTCATGGGACCGACATCGGAGGATCTCATCCCCGTCTACGATGAGCCCATCACCCTCGCCGCAGAAACGAGAAGTCCGATCCTCTCGCAAAGCGACCTAGAAACATGAAGGAGTGCCCATGGCTGCAAAGCTATCAGTCCGCGCAGCCGTGCGCGATGCCAAGCGCGAAGACGTAAGTGCCCGCAAGGCCCTTACCATCGCCGGTGGCTACAAGACGCCGGAGCACGGCAAGAAGCTCGTGGGGAGCGCTACGTTCGACAGCTTCGTGAACTTCGCCCACAAGCTCGGCGTGGGAGCCGACAACGCCCTGACGTCTGGCAGCTATGGCTTCAACCCCATCACGCGCAACCGCCAGCTACTCGAGTGGATTCACCGCGGCTCCTGGTTGGGCGGCGTGGCTATCGACATCATTGCCGACGACATGACCCGCGCTGGCGTGGACTTCATGACGGAGATGGACGCCAGCGACCAAGAGGATCTCGAACACGAGATCACCAATCTCGGCGTGTGGGACAGCCTGAACGAGGGCATCCAATGGGGGCGCCTCTACGGGGGCTCCATCGTCGTAGCGCTGATCGATGGCCAGGACCCCAAGACGCCACTGCGCCTGGAGAGCGTGGGCCCCGACCAGTTCAAGGGCCTCACCGTCCTCGACCGCTGGATGGTGGAGCCCAGCCTGGAGGATCTCGTCACGGACTACGGCCCCCACATGGGGCTGCCGAAGTACTACAAGGTGCAGAGCAACGCCCCTGCCCTGCGCGGGCAAGTCATCCACCACAGCCGGGTGGTGCTGCGCCACGTCGGTATCAAGCTGCCCTATCAGCAGGCCATGACAGAAAACCTCTGGGGCATCTCGGTACTCGAGCGCCTCTACGACCGGCTCATCGCCTTTGACTCGGCGAGCACGGGAGCCGCGCAGCTGGTCTTCAAGGCGCACCTGCGCACGCTGAAGATCCCGAACCTGCGGGAGATCGTGGCCGCAGGTGGGCAGGTGCTGAATGGCCTCCTTGCCTACACGGAGATGATGCGGCGCTTCCAGGGCATCGAGGGCATGACTCTGATCGATGGCGAAGACGAGTTCGAGGTGCAGGCCACCAGTGCCTTCTCGGGCGTGGACTCTGTCATCACGCAGCTCGCCATGCAAGTCAGTGGTGCCCTGCAGATCCCCATGACTCGCCTCTTCGGCCAGGCCCCCGGTGGCTTGAGCACGGACGACGAGAGCGGCATGCGCACGTACCACGACAGCATCCAGCAGAAGCAGCGCAAGGAGATGACCCAGGGCGTGCTGATGACCTACAAGCTCACGGCAGCCAGCAAGTCGATTGTGCTGCCGCCCACCTTCGCCCTGGACTTCGCAAGCCTTCAGCAGCTCAACGACGAGAAGAAGGCCGAGGTGGCAGGCAAGGTCGCAGAGGCCGTCACGAAGGCCCTCGACGCAGGCCTTGTCACTCAGCAGACCGGCATGCAGGAACTTCGCCAGAGCAGCCGCACGACCGGCATCTTCGGCAAGATCACGAGCGAGGCCATTGAGGCAGCCGATGACGAGGTGCAGCCTCCCATCAGCGAACTCGACCAGCAGCTCATGATCACCGAGGCCACTGCCAAGGCCAAGGGGGCCACAGGCGAGGAGGACAATTCACTACCGGGGGACGACGATGGCACGACTGGACAGAACGGGAAAGCGAAGTCAGTGGGAGGTGGCCAGCGGCGTCGAGCGCTCGTATCAGAGTAGGCTCCTCACGGTAGCGCGGCAGGTGGGGGCCATGATTGACGCCATGGCCCCCAATGGCGTGGTCTCCGACATGGGTGCCCTCCTCGACATGCTCAACCGCTACAGCGCCCTCATCACGCCCTGGGCCACCAGCGTGGCTAACTCGATGGTGGCTGACGTCAACCGGCGCAACGAAGTGATCTGGAAGCGCGTGGGGAAGGAGATGGGCCGCGAGATCCGCCGTGAGCTTGCCACCAGTCCCCAAGGCGTGGTGTACCGCGAGATGATGGCCGAGAACGTGGAGCTGATTAAGAGCATCCCCACGAAGGCGGGCGAGCGCGTGCACCAGCTCACCACAGAGGCCCTCTCCACGGGGCGCCGGGCCGAGAGCATCAGCCGCGAGATCCAGGCAAGCACGGGCGTGACAAAGAGCCGTGCCCGCCTCATCGCTCGCACGGAGGTGGCCCGCACGTCGGCGAACTTCCATCAGGCCCGCGCCATGCAAGTCGGCAGCGAGGGCTACATCTGGCGCACGAGTGAGGATAGCGACGTGCGCGAAACCCACAAGGCACAGAACGGCAAGTTCATTCGCTGGGACTCGCCGCCAAAGACGGACAAGAACCTCGACCCCTACCACGCAGGCTGCGGCCCTAACTGCCGCTGCTATGCGGAGCCCATCTTCCCCGAACTCTAGAAAGGACAAGCAATGGCAACCACTCCACGCGCGCAGACGTCACCCATCCTGCGCGATCTGCTGGCCCTCGGCGTGCTTCGCGTGAGCGAGGACAACACCACTATCCTCTTGCCCGACGGCAGCGCCTACACGCCTTCCGCTGGTGCCGTAGCCTGGGATGACATCACGGGCAAGCCGGCCGTCATCGCAGCTGGCGCCACGCAGGCGGCAGCACGCACGGCCATCGGTGCGGGCACGAGCAGCCTTGCCATTGGCACGACCAGCGTCACGGCCAAGGCTGGTGACTACGCGCCGCCCAATGCCGGCGCCGCCACGCGGGGCCTCGTGCTCCAAGGCGTAGCTGTCGTCGATGCCACGGACGAGGCAAGCGCCGTCACGCAACTCAACGCCCTGCTTGCGGCCCTCCGCACGTCCGGGACCATCGCAACTTAAACAGGAGGATCCAGTGAAGACCCCTATTCGACGTGCGACCCTCGACCGTGGGCCGCCAACACAAGAGAAAGTGATGGCGGTGCACACCGTCCACCAGATCGGCCCCAACCGCCAGCTCTTGCCCAACGGCAATCTGCTGTGCACGGCCGTCCCCATTGCCCGGAGTGGTTGGCTCCTCTATGGCCCCGGTGAAGTGCCGGTGAAGCCCGGTGCCAATGGCATCGTCTACATCGAGCGCAAGACCGAAGACCTCTTCAACCCCCTGACGATGTCGAGCTTCAACGCAGCAGCGCTGACGAACGACCATCCGCCCGACGACGTGACGCCGCTCAACTGGAATGGCATCGCCGGTGGCTTCGCCATCAACGTACGTCAGGGCTCGGGCGACGATCAGGACGTGCTCCTCGCGGATCTCGTCGTGACCAACAAGGCTCTTATCGAGGCCATCGACAAGGGCAAGATCGAAGTTAGCGCCGGCTACGACGCCGACTACATCGATCTCGGTGATGGCTTCGGCCGTCAATCCAACATCATCGGCAACCACATCGCACTGGTCGAAAAAGGCCGCTGTGGTCCTCGCTGCGCAATCGGCGACAACGCTTTCTTTGTTCCACCCACGCCACTAAAGGAAACTCCCATGGCATCCCGTACTCCCCTGCGCAATGCGCGCGTTCAACTCGTCGACGAAGCCAGCAAAGAAGCCGCGCGCCAGAAGGTGCGTGATGCCCAGGCCGAACTCGAAGCCCTCGAAGGTGAGGGCGAAGAAGACGGCGGCCTGGCCACGCATGTCCACGTGCACAACTACGGCGGCCCCGCCAACGAAGGCAACGCCAAGACCCTGGACGCCGCTGCCACCGAGGAGCGCTTCGTGAAGCTCGAAGGCGGCATCGAAGAGATCAAGGCCCTGCTCAAGGCCGGCAAGACCATCGACGCGGCGACCGAAGAGGACGACGACGAGATGGAAGACGACGGCAAGGGCGGCAAGCGCAAGAAAGCCAAGGCCTCCACCGGCGACAGCGCGGCACTCGCCACGAGCTACACGGCACTCGCCAGCCAGGCCGAGATCCTGCAGCCTGGCTTCAAGGTGCCGACCTTCGACGCTGCCATCACGCGCGCCGCCACCGTGGACCGCATGTGCAACGTGCGCCGCAAGGTGCTCGATGCCTTCGGCGCCACTCCCGAAGGCGCGGTCATGCTGCTCGCTGCCAACGGTGGCAACGCCGTGGATCTGCTGAGCATGGACTGCGCGGGCTGCGCCACGCTCTTCACGGCTGCGGCTGGCATGAAGGCTGCGGCCAACAACGCCACGGCAACCCGCGACAGCAAGACGATGGGCGCCCCCACGGGCATCCTCGACGTCGGCGCGCCGAAGCTCCCCAGCCCGGCCGACTTCAACAAGGCTGCTGATGACTTCTGGAAGGGCCAATAAGACGAAAAGCCCGACCACAACCCAGCATCCCAATCTTCAACTTCCTGAACAGGACTACGAAATGAAAAAGTCTCTCATCGCCTACGCCGTTGCTGCTCTGGCTCTCGCTTCTTCGGGCGTGCGCGCCAAGACCCGCGACGTTGCCTACAACCTGCGCATGCCCGCAGGCTTCCCCGGTGACCCGAACCGCACGCATCCTTTCTCGGTGCTGCCGGGCCTGAGCAACCCCACGAACCCGCCGCGCCTCTACGGCGACCCCGTGCTGATCGACACGGCCACGAACAGCTACCGTGCTGTGCTGGCCAGCGATACCGCGGTCACGAAGATCGACGGCATCCTCGTGCGCCCCTACCCCACCCAGCAGCAAACGGGCGGCATGGCCTCGCCTCTCGGCGCGGCTCCTGGTCCCCTGGGCAACCAGGTGATCGACGTCCTCAACGAGGGCTTCATCATGGCGCGCTGCAACAACTTCGCGACTCAGCAGCCCACCAAGGGCGGCGCCGTGTTCGTGTGGGTGACGGCCTCCAGCGGCGCTCACGTCCAGGGCGGCTTCGAGAGCGTGGCGAACGGTGCCAACACCATCGCGATCACCAACGCGAAGTGGAACGGCCCGACCGATGCAGGCGGCGTGACCGAAATCCAGGTGGCGGCACCGCTGGCGTAAGCCAAGGCCAACGTCAGACCGGTTAACCATCCTTCAACAGATTCAAGGACTCGACAAAATGAAACGCCTCTTCTCCTCCAACGTGGCAGCTGCAGCACTGGTCGCCATGGGCGCAAGCCCTCTGGTGCTCCCCGGTGCGCCGGCCATCATCCGTGCCCGCACCCGCGACACGGCGCTGACGTTCGACAACGCCATGCTGCCCTTCACGCCGCTCGACGGCTACGGCAACATGCGCGGCAAGGTGCTGGACCACAGCTACCGCACCTGGGACGGCAAGCGCACCGTGGACAGCACGGGCGCCTTCCTCATCGGCGAACTCGAACGCCTCGACCAGACCATCAACACGCCGCTCGCGGCTGTGACCTGGAGCCGCGACATCGAGCTGCGCGAGGATGTGACCATCGCCGACGAAGTCTCCAGCTTCACGCTGACGGCCTTCGGTAGCCAGGGCTCGCTGGGCACGGGTAACGGCGTGCGCAACGGCAAGGCCTGGATCGGCAAGGCCACCGACCAGATCTCCGGTGTCGGCGTGGACACGGGCAAGATCCCGAACCCGCTGACCCCGTGGGGTCTGGAGATCAAGTACTCCATCCTCGAACTCGAGAGCGCTGCGAAGATGGGCCGCCCCATCGACGCGCAGAAGTACGAAGCCCTCCAGCTGAAGCTGCAGATGGACACCGATGAGCAGGTCTACGTGGGTGATGCCACGCTGGCCGTCGGCGGTCTCGTGAACAACGCGCTGGTGACCAACATCGCCAACGTGCCCAACGGCGTCGGTGGCTCCCCCCTGTGGAGCAACAAGACGCCCAACGAGATCCTCGCGGACATCAACGAGATCATCTTCTCGGCCTGGGCTGCTTCGGCCTACGCGGTGCTGCCCAACCGGCTGCTCCTGCCGCCGCTGAAGTTCGGCTACATCAACTCGACGCCGGTCACCTCGGCTGGCACGGGCTCCATCCTGAAGTTCATCATGGAGAACAACCTGCTGGTGGCGCAGGGCCTGGGTAACATCGTCATCGCTCCGGCGAAGTGGCTGGTGGGCGCGGGCGTCGGCGGCAACATCGGCGTGAGCGGTGCCGACCGCATGGTGGCGTACCGCAAGGACAAGAAGTACCTGCGCTTCCCCATGACCCCGCTGCAGCGCACCCCGGTGCAGTACGACTCGATCTACCACAAGTCGACGTACTTCTGCCGCCTGGGCGTCGTCGAAGTCGTCTACCCCGAGACGATCGCATACCGCGACGGCTTCTAAGCCGCGAGGGCCGCAAGGCCTGTGAGTGAGGAACGCAAGCCGCCTCGGCAATCCCGTCGAGGCGGCTTACTTCATCCCATCCCTTTCAAGGAGCACACCATGGCAGCAGCCAACAAGAAACCCGCCGCATCCGCCACGAAGGCCGCCGCGCCGGCAGTCAAACGCACGCCCCTCACCCCTGAGC